AGTTCCCAGTGCGAAGAGAAGGTCAGTGCCTACCTTCGTGAGATCTGGACCGATTGCTTGCATGATATTTTCCTCTTAAATTTCAGTAGCCGAAAGGTGGCCCCGAAGGGCCACCAGCCGGATTACGCGTTGACGTCCAAACGACCCTGGAACTTCTGACCAGAGCAGGTCAGGTTGCCAGCCCAAGCCAAGATCTGCACTTCAGCATCTTGGTTGGTCGCGTAGCGGCGGTTCGGCGAAAGCGGAACCATGTTGCGAGCCGCGTGCGGGCGATAGTGGATGTACTTACAGTTCAAGAAGAACGCAGTACCCGTCGGCACGCCGGAGCGGCTGAAGTCGTAAATGCCGCCATCAAGGATCACGTCAGCATCCATGAATTTCACACTCGGGAACCCGAGGTTACCGACTGACGGACTGGTGAACCGCTGCTGCGCCTGGAGTGAAGCCATGTACGCGAGCCATGTGGTGTTGTCCATCATGATCAAGTCCGGACGGTCCTGACCGCGCTGGAGGCTCGCCCACAGTTCGTTCATGTCCGCTTGCAGAGTGGTGGTGTTCGCTGCATCCTTGATCTGATGCTGCCAGAAAGAGAAGGCACTGCGGTCAATACCACCGTAGGTCCCGGTCGTGTTGGCGAGCGGCAACGCTGCCTCCAAGCCTTCCAACTGCTTGCCGCTGGATGCGGTGCCGTCAGAGTAAAGGCCGTCGGCCAGCAAGTTGGACATGGTGGCTTCTGCAACGCCGAGGCGCTCTTCCATCAAATCAATCATCTGCTCTGGGCCAGCATTCTGAAGCTGTTCCAGACCTGAGATCACAACCGGCACAGCAGCCTGACGGATGTTGTACTCAGCCGCGCCGATGACGTCAACGGCGTTGGTGGGCAGCAGATCGTAGCCCGAGTACCATCCGGCGTTGCTGTTTTCAGCAAAAGACAGCTCTTGGAGAATCTTGGTGCCGCCGCTGAAGGTTTTGATCTTTCCGCGCATGGAAAGCTTCTTCAGAATGGCGTTGTTGTTCGTTACGTTATCCTGGACCTTTTTCGACCGGTTCTCGATCGTGGTGGCCATGATATCCGTTGTGGATGTGGGGAAGCTCATGATAATGCCTCAAAGTAAATGAAATGGATTAGGGTGTATGTCCACTGCATGAGGCTGAAGCCGTGCAAGCTAGAACCTGGAGCGTGGGGCTTGGTTCATGGGACGGGAGTATAACAGTGCTCCCGTCCCATTGCAACCCCCTAGCTATGCTGACTCATCGCACGACGTAGATCAGACCTTATGTCGTCCCCTTCTATGGGTGGTGCCGGTTTGGGTGTCTGCGGGGTAAGACTGGAAGAAGCCTGCTTCTTGGCAGTAATACGGGAAGACCGTTCGCGCAAAAGAGCAGCTTCGGTCTTCTTGCTGACCAATTCCCGAAGATCAGGTCGGGCGTTGATAGCTGCGCCGTATGCAGACTTAAGATCTAGATCCCTGCCCCGTGCGTGGGCCATCTCAATGAGATCAGCCATGTCTTCTTTCACATCTTCAAAGAACTCATTGGCTGGGTCTGCCTGGAAGGCTGTGATTTCGGACACATAGCTCTGCTCGGTTTGCTGAGCTGCTTGCTGCTGTTGAGTTTGGAACTGGCCAATAAACTGATTAACCGGGCCAAGCCGCTGTTCAAGCAGCCGCTCAATACGCTGCTCTTCTGGAGTGGCCACTTCCTCGCCCACAAGGGCTTTGTCAAGGGCTTCAATGTCAACATCGTACTCTGCAACGAACTGAGCGATAGTCGCAGCTTTCTGCTGAGCGCTGCCCATGCGCAAAGTCGCCGCAGTTTGGGCCAGAGCCTGCACGGCTTTAAACTCATTCCCTCCGGCTTCAACAGCGATAACTTGCTGGAATGGCTGGAGTACCTGCTTCATAGCATCGCCGTATTTAGAACTCTCCGCGTAGCGTTGAATTCCTACGGCGTAATCTTTCTCCCGACGACCAATTTCTTCTTGGACTTCAGGGGGGAGCTTGTCCCAGTGCTCACGAATAGCTGGCTTCCAAGAATTGGGAGCTCTGGAAGGCTCTGCCTTAGCTGCTACTTCTTCAACGGGGGCTTCCTCTTCAGCAGGGGCTTCCTCTTCCGCAGGGGCTTCTTCTTCTTCTTCAGCAGAAGCTTCTTCAGCAGGGGCTTCTTCTTCAGCAGGGGCTTCTTCTTCAGCAGGTTCATCAATTACCAGCTCAGGTTGTTCTGGCTCTTCTACTGGCGCTTCTGCTGGCTCTTCACTGGCCGCTGCTACACTGGCCTCAATATCTGCCCGTAGGCTGTTTTCCTCATCCATTATCTCACCCTTCCATATACTACGTCTGCAATGTCACGAGCTCGCTCTCTTTTAGTAGGCTCATGACGTCCTTCGGCAACAGCTTGGCGCTCCGCACGCTTGGCTTCTGCCACTCCATCAAATTCTGCGGTGTTGACCACATTGTTCCGCTTGTTGTGACGCCTAAGTGCCGACCGTGAGCTAACGACGCTCCCGTCCACGGGGGATACAAAGGGCTCAATGTCTGGCATGATTTGGAAACTGCCACCGGACCCCCTGTCCCAATCCACTTCATCAACCGGAATCATCTTGTGCGTTATTGGGTGCTGGACCCATCTATGTCTTGGCATTGCTCGCTTTCTCCCTAGCTGCTTCTGCTTTTGCCCGTTGCTGAATCTGCTCAGCAACCCGCTTCTCCATTATGTTGTAGTGAGCCTGGAACTTCTCACGTATGATGGCTGCGTTTGTCTCGCCATCAAGCTCTTGCATGGTTATTTCAGCTTCAGCCAACAATTTCTGCATTTCCTGCTGATGCTTCTGAGCTTGTTCCTGCAGCTTGGCCTGATTCTTAGCCTGGATCTCTTGCATCTTGGCCTGAGCCTTCGCCTGCTCCCCATTGTTGTCAGGGTTATTCTTCTGCTGTTCCAGCTTCTTAAGCGCCATGTCGATGGTCTTGTCCACCACCCCTTCAATTTGCTGAGCACCCTTGTACCCGGCCAGCGCCCATCTAACCATCTCAAGAACCATTGGGGCGGCTTCTGGTGCGCCCTCAATAATGCCCTGCGATGATTGCAAGAATTGCCCCATACCTTGCAAGAATAAGGTGCGGTCTTGCTGGATTTGCGCGTAATCAATCATCGCGATGCTTTCTGGCTTGATTTCTACACGCCACGGCCAAATGCTGTCCGGCTGCTTGATGAGTTCAAGTGATTGCATTACAAGCTCTTCGTCATCATGCAGGAACGCAGCGTTGGACTTCACCAAAATCGTCTCTATGTCCCAGTGCTTGGCCACCACCTGTGCTCGAAGAGTCATAAGGTCTGACGCAAAGCGGCCAAACTCTTCTTGCAAGTGCTGGACGCGGATGCTGGCGAACTTGGTGCGACTGGTTGCGCTCGCAGCGGACTCACGGTCAGGGCCAGAAGCACCACGGAGAATATCACTCAGTCCAGTGACTTGGTAGAGCAGCTCGATGGAGTTATCGCGGAGGGCTTCCAGTTGGGTAAGAGCGGCAACGATGTCTTGGACGGGGAACCACTCGACGACACCCCGAATGCCTCCCTTTTCTGCAAAAGCTGCCCAGTTGTCAACGGGGATGAGCGTGTTGTCTTGCCCCTGATTGAACATGTTCTGGAGTTTGGGCTGCGCTTGGTCGTAGACACCGATAACCCGGACTGCTTTTGTAATGATTCCAATTCGGGTCTGGAGGGTGTCAATTTCATTGTACAAATCCTGCGCAAGCATGAAATCTGAGGTGGGGCGGTAGATCGTCGTGGTGGGGTTGGCGATCATTGGCTCGGGAGCGGGGAAGAAGCCCCGCAAGCCCAGCGGGTCTTCCTTTTCTTCCAGTATTTCCTGGGAAGAGTCGTGGTAAAAGTAGACCTTCTTGGTCTCGCGGCACCATATTTCCAGAACCTCAGCTTGCTTGGTCGGCCCACGGGTAATTTCGGACATCATCGCGCTGCTTTCGTTGGAACTTACCTTCTGCTCCACGAATTGCACAAATTCGGCCTTTTCTTCACCGAACCGCTCAATGAATTTAGGCTCGTCCATCGGCACGCGGAAGGCAATCCACGGCACGTCCTTCCACATACGGCCAAAGCCCCACAGAAAGTCCCGCCAATGGACATAATCCACCGGGGCTTCCTCGTCGATGATGTCTTCTAACTTCCCTGCATCTTCTTCGTCGTCTTCCTGGGCTTCGTACAGGGGGTCGTCCACCATTTCGCTCTCGAAGGCGTAACGTACCCGCGCGATTCCGTGGCCGGGGAGGAGACGGTCCTGCAAGCAGGCACGCAGAGTGTCGCTGAAGTCGGACCCCGGCTCTTCTACGGTGGTGTTCAACAGGCGATTAAAGATCTCAGCCGCCACACGGCCCACGTCGTCCTTGGCGTCAGCGTGGCGGCGGCTTACGTCGGTGTTCGGCACCCTGCCATACAGCATGGCGAGCAGAGTGCTGACATGCGTGTTGAATAGGTTCAGCCGAAAGGTGCCCCCAGCTTGTGGGTCGCCCTCGCCACGGTAATCAAGGTATCGTTCAATTACCTTGTCACCTGTTTTGTAGTAATTCTTCAGCCGCTTCTCAGCAGTGCTGATCTCTTCTTTCCAGTACGCTTGCCCGTATTCCTTCGGCTCACCGGATTCAGTAATCATCGTGACTTTATCGTCGTCCATTCTAAATCCTTAAGTTGTTCCAGTTGCGCCCGTTGCCGGCTCTGTCTTCGTACAACTGGTCCAGGGTAAAGTCGTAGGTTTGTTCCCCAGGGAGTGTTATCCTGGGACCGTCGCGGCTGTCCATCTTGCGGAAGCTCTTGCCGCGTTTCACAGTCAGCGCCATTTGCCTGAAGGCGTCAGCAGTATTAGACGACCAGTCGTGGTCCGGATTGTCCATGTACTGGCGCTTGATCTCATTGTAAACGCGCTTATAAGAGCGGAGGGCATCGAGAGCTCCTTCCATTCGTTCACAGTCGGAGTTGAAGTAGCAGACTGGAAGGACATAGCGGCTGGCCTCTATACCGTCTTGAATTGCGAGTTTCGGGGCCAGTCTAACAGGTAGATCTGCATCGTGCAACTGCTCAAGCGCGGAGCGTTTAGTGGCGAACGTTTGCGCCTTGGCGTCGTGGGGTAGCCACACGTCGCCGTAGGTGTAGCCCTTGGACTTAAGGAGGTCAATGTAAAAGTCTACTGACTCCCCGCTGTGCTCCTCGAAGTCAAGGATGGCGATACCGTCGGGCCGCTCCTGGTAGAAGAAGATGGCGGTGCTGTCCCTGCGGCCTATGTCGGTTGCGACGTCTACCGGCTGGTCTGGGTTAAGGGCGAGTGACATAACACGCCCTTCCTGCTCAGCCGCTGCGATGTGCTTCGCGTAGTATGTGCCGGGGAGGGCCGCATCGAAGCTGCACTCCATCTCCTGGTCGTACTGCTCCTCCGACATCTGCGCCCGCATTTCTTCCAACTCGGCAGGACGTACAATGCCTGACCTCGAGGCCGCGAGCAGTAGGTGATACCAGCCTTCTGTCTTGGCTGCTCTCTGGTGGACTCGGTAAAACTCGTTCTTACCTTTGGGGGTTCCGATGAACACCGCCCAGCCCATACGGTCCACCAATGTTGGTAGTACCACGGATCCCCAAAGCGAGGGTCGGCAGTCACCAAACTCATCTAGAATGACCCCGTCGAAGTAGAGCCCTCGTAGAGCATCGGGGTTGTCAGCACCGTAGAGGGTGATCCAGCTCCCGTTAACCAGCTCCACTCTGAGCTCGGATTCGCGTATACGGGATATAACGGGCGCGAGGTAGGATTTAAGGTAGACCCATGCGACGTCTTTGGCTTGTCGGTAGAATGGTGCGATGTAGGCATATCGTGCATCCTTCTTCTTTGTGTAGATAGCTTTCGCGCCAATGTCGTTGACACAGGCGACGGTCTTCCCAGCCCGTCTGTGTACGACCATGCACGCCCAGCGGGCTGTCCGCTGATGAAAGGGGATGAATTGCGCACGC